AATGGAACCCCAGCCGTCAGCATCTGCCCCAGGAGGTTAGCCCGAGACGCGTCCGGATCAGTCGGGTCACCCCAGAGCGCCCCGCCCAAAAACTCAGGGACATGCCCCCCCAAAAAGTCTATCCCACGCCGTATCGGTCCCCATTGCGCCTGCGTCTCTCTGGCGCGGGCCTCATGGGCGGCACGCTGGGCAGCGGTCGGGGCAGAGGCCTCAGGCGCGGACGGCAATACAAATGAGCCCCACGGCGACGGCGGGGGGGGTGGGTCGCGTAAAGGCGCGAGCGGCGCCGCCCTGCCTCCGAGTGATGCATCTGGCCGCCCCGCTCGCAGGCTCGGCCTAGGCACCGGCCGGAGCGTGCGCGCCCTTGCACCGGCGGTCGGTATCGGGAGCCGCAAGGATTCCATGAGCGCTTTCCCTTCGGCTCGGTCCTCCTCGGAGAGCGCGTCCGGGCCGTCTAGGTAGGACCGGAGGAGGCCCTTCTCATAGGCTGTTAAGCGCGGAGGCTTCTGCGGAGGCATCTACAGGCTCGGATACCGTGCTTTGACGGCGCGGCGAATCCCTGCCGGGCGAGGGGCGTTGTGCGCTAAGGCGAGCGCCGACACGGCACGTTTGCGTGTATTGATGGGGAACGTGCCCTTCGGCGCGCCGCCCGAGGGCCCCGCGAACGACTGCACGCCAGGGTATCTCCCGGCGTTTGAGCCGCCTGGGCGCTTCCGGTCGCGCAGGAGGTTTCCGAGCGTCTCCTTACTGGTCATTCGCCTGGACAATTTTTAATTGGGCGCCTTCATTTTATTACCACTGAATCGACTTCGTCACACTCGCGTATTGGCCTTTCCCGTCTCGTCCTACTTTAACGCGCACCTGCTTGGGGGCCGCCACGCTAACTTCTCCCCTCACTCGTTCACCCTTCCGGCGTGATACATCGGCGGCCACTGGACCCGCGGAGACACGGACGAATTGCCCGCTACCGTCCCTTCCGACTGAGACATGGCCTGGGCCAACCTGCGCGCCGACGCGCCCTTCAAGCCGATGGCCGCCAGGCGCCACTACGCGCCTCGCCGACACGTCCACCGGCCCCACCCGTCTGTCTATGCCAATCTCACCCTCTGGGAGCCTCCACAGGTCTACCCCTTCCAGGAGTTGCCCCAACGTCCCTCGCGTGGGGGGCCCCTTACGGTTGCGCGTGAGCTCCACCCTTCCCTGTCCCGGCATCACACCCCCTCTGGCGGCAATGGCGGCACCGGCAGCGGGCCCGCGGGGGCCACCCCTCCCCCTGGGTCGGCCGGCAGAGCGCCCGGCGCGGCAGGGTTAGGGGGCACCATTCCGCCCATGGCCTCAGGCGACAGGGGCGGCCCGCCTATTGGGGGCGCCCCTGGGGGCGGCACCGCGGCCCGTTCCGCTTGTTCCTGCTGGGCCATCGCCCCCTGCATCGCCAACTGCTGTTGATGGTGCTGGTCTGACGCCTGCTTGATCGCGTCGAAGCGATGCCTCGAGTCGGTCCCGACACGTCCGACCTCGACGGCGAAGATCGCGGCGGCTTCATCCGATTGAATCTTCATGGTCGCGACGGCGAGTTGCGTTTCGTTCTTCATCCGCTCGATCTGCAATTTGGCCTCTCGGTCAGCCGCGGCACGCTGCGCGTCCATCTGGAGCTCGGGCAGTTTCGCTGCGGCTTCTTGTGTCTTCTGGTCGAGCGCCTGCGTCAGCTTCTCCACCATTTCACCCGCCTGCTGCAACTGTTGCTGGAGCTGCTCCGGGCTCGGCTGCCCCGTCTCCTCCTGGAGCGGTTGCGGCAAGAGCTTCTTGACCCTGGCCGCGGCCTCGAGGTGTCCGGGGAAGTCCCTGAACTTCAGGTAGATGTCCCCGAGGATCTGGAAGAGCTGCGGCTGCGCCTGGAACAACTGCCCAAGCTCGTCCGCGCCCTCTTCAGAGCGCGACTTGTAGCTCTTCCCGATACTGACCGTCACGCCATAACGACCCTTCCGGAGATCGAAGTGTTTTGGGGCCTCCCCTGGCGGCGCCGGCGGAGCTCCGCCCGGACCTGGCATGCCAGGCATACCTGGCGGGGCCATGCCCGGCGGCATTTCCGGGGGCGCCATGCCTGGTGGGGGCGGCGGCATCGGCGGCGGCGGTCCCATCTGTGGCGGCCCCTGCGGGGGCCCCATCTGCGGAGGTCCCGGCGGCGGCGCCGCCTGCGGGCGCTTCGTTTGGGGGTTCATGGTGAACGGCTGGTTCAACATGACCGTCTTCGGGTTGTCCTCGGCATCGAGAATCCGAGCGACACGGCCAGGCCGGTCGTAAATATGCGGGATAAGGTCGAGGATAACTCGCGCCTCATACGTCATGCTGATTTCAGCCAGGTTGTCGATGAAATGGCTCGAGCCCGCTTGGTGCTGCTGCTGGAGCGCCAGCACGGCGCGTCCGGACTTCGCATTCGACGACTGCTGCCCAAGGGCGCTCTCGAACGCCCCCGTCCCCTGGTGAATAAACTCTCGCGCCTGCTGCAATAGCAGCATGGACGGCCCCAGTCGGGACGTATCGACCTGCGTGCGTTGTGGTGGTGGCGCCGGCGTCCCGTTTAAGCTGACGTTCCGGTAGCGCAAGTAGGGGAAGTTCCTGACGTTGGCGAGCTGCCATTCCTGCTCGTGCCCCTCCTCCTGGCCCTCCACCATCGTGTAGGGCGCTTTGGTTTCCAGGCTCGCCATCTCGACCGCACTGCTCGCGCTGTAATTTAACAATCGGACGGCGTCTTTATTTGGCTCGATGAGCCCGACCCAGCGACGTTCGCTCTCAAATGGGATGAGCTCTCGCCCGATCACGGGAATAATCGGGATATATTGGCCGTTTTGCTCCTGAGCCGGCTCGAGCTCCTCCACGGCGTTGATTACCGACCAATACAACGTCTTAATGGTTTCCCCGGCACCGCGGGCGTCTTCGCCCTCCCGTACCGTTCGCCCCGTCGGGATATCATCGTCGTAGCTGTCCGACCCGTCGTCGAGGAGCACTCGACGCCGGTGGTTTGTCTCGAGCCGGTAATATTCCGCCACCCGTACCGCCCGGCCGGCCCCCTCGTCCCCCGAGACCCAGTGCAGCGTGTCGGTTCCGAGCGCCGACAGCTCGCCCTCGCTGAACGACGCCATCTGGCTCTTCGGATACCGCCGCTTGTAGGCGTCCCACGGCATGTCGTTGATGAGGAACGCCCATTCGGCGTCCGACCCGTCCGGTTCCTGCGCGAACGGGTCCATCACCACGCTCGCCTGCTGGAGAATCCGCTTAATGACAATGCGCTGGTCGAACGGGCTGCCGCCCTCAGGGTCCTGCTCCGTAATGACACGGTAATAGCCCCGGCCCGCCTTCACCGCCCGGTCAAACGCCCAGCTCCTGCTAATATTCGCCCGGCTCTCGACTTCAATCCGGCGATACAGCCCCTGGATGACCTCGGCCGTGTCGTCGTCCGCCTCGTCCGACAGCGGATGAATCTGCACCCCAAGGTGCGCCGCCTTCTCGGCATTCAACGTGAGCTGGATGGGCTGGTCCAGCGACGGAATAGACAACATCGGCCGTTGCGGGATCGCGACCCCACCAACGAGTTGCGGCTTTCGCTGTTCCTTCACGTCGTCCGGCCAGCTCAGGTCGGGCACCTGAAACCGAAGGGCGTCCACCTCCCGCTTCCGCTGCTCGGCGTCCGCATCAACCCCGAGCTGGAACCGGTCGAGCGCCTGCTTGATGTCTCCCGTGCGTGTTGCCATAAATTATGCCGACATCCAGTCTGTCATGGTGGCCGCCCGCAGGTGCTGGGACGGCGTATGTGGTCGAGGCTCCGTTCGCATGGTCTCGCGGCCACTGATAACGAGATATCGTGTGGCATCCATCAAGTGGTCGGCGACTTTCACTATTTTCCCTTGTTCGTCTCGATGGTATTTCCGAAACTCGCTGCGCCAGTTCGTTAAATGCTCCTGTACCACGAGGCGCCCGGACACGAGAAGGTTCCAGGTCTCCGTGAGCCCAGACTCCACCGCGTTAACCGCAGGCTCAAGGTGTAGCCCCAGGCGACCATAGATGTCAATGAGCGCACGCCCGTCGATCTGGCTACTTCCGGCACTCGCCGGGTCGATCACTCCGCGCACCCAGGCGCCTCGAGCCTTGATCGCCTCTGCATGTGACGCCGGCTCGCCCTGGCCGCGGTAGTGCTCATCATAGAGCACGATGCGCCCAGTCGCCGGGTCCTTGGCGCCCCAGATCGCCGCGGTCCTGTTCCACCCGACGTCAAGCGCATACACCCTCGGCCAGTTGGCCGGCACCTCCGCCGTCGGCACCAGAATCTCCCGCTCAGCTATCGGATAAATCGCACCAGACCCGAGCGACGGTTCGCCTTCGGTCCTGGCGGCGATCTGGTAAGGCGGCGTTGTAGCCAACAGGGCGCGCTGTTCGACCGTGTCGAGGTGCGGCACGTCCTTCCATCCCGCCTGGACGAACGTCTTGAACTCGGCGGATTCTGGCGTCTCGGGCTCGAGAAACCCCTTGACAACCTCGCTCATGCCCCGGAGCGGGGTGAACGTCACCATCACAATGCCCTTGGTGGTGACAGTGCGATAGAGCATCTCGGTGTAGCAGTCCGCCGGCGGCTCCTCGTCACACCAGATCACGTCCTTCGACGTGCCTTCAAACGCCGGGCGTCCCTGCTCGTAGGTTTTCAGGCCCAGCAGACTCAGGCCCCCCGTCACATGGCGGACCTGGGCGCCCTCGAGCGCGCCGGCCAGGCCGCGAGCGGTGATGGTATGGACGATCAGGTGCGCCGGGATCATGCCGGCGCCGGGCTCCTGTGGGCTCCCAAGCAGCTTGGCTTGAACGATGTCCCGCGTGGTCTGGCTGTTCGTCCCAACCGCCCAGCACTCGACGGGCTTGGTGAAGCGGCGCCCAGTCCACCAGTGTGGGTAGAGCCCGGTCAGGTGACACGTTACCTCGTAGGCGCCGGCCTCGGATTTCCCGACCCTGTTTGCAGCCATAAAGAGCCGCTCCTTGGTGTGGCCGGCAGCAAAGAAGTCGAGGTGTTTGAGGTAGCCGGAGCGGGCCATCGGGCCCGCATCTGAGAAGAACGTCGCGAAGCGGCTGCCTGAGCGGCGCGTGGCTTCGGCCGACAGCGCGTCCAATCGCAGCCGCTCGTCTAGTGTCAATGTTGCCACTTAACGCGGACCTTCGCCCTGTGTCGCATACGACACAGTGAAACAATGCAAAAACATTGAGCAAAACGCGCAGGGTCGCATAATACACATTATGTTAACTTTTAACACGCCAAAACATTAAGTAAAACCGCCAAATCACGCATTTGGGCCACGCAACTTCTCGAGGAGCTCGGCCAGTCCGGCCTCGAGGTCCGCGTCTGAGAGCTGCGTTGTTGACTGGCTCACGTCGAGCTCAAGGCTCCCGCGGCTCTGGCCGAACATGCGGTCCATGACTTCCTTGAGGATCGGCGCCGACGGGGCCACGGCATTGAGCCGGTAAGCCTCGGCCCCCGCGTTCAGCCGCTCGGTCATGACTGCGGGGTCGGTGACGGTCTGCCAGCGGCCGGCGTCGTCCCTAGCCTGCATGTGCGTGACGCCCTGTGCGGCGGAGAGCTGGGCGGCCACGAGCGCCGGGAACTGCCGACCCACCTCGGCCTTCCACAGGGACAGCAGGGCGGCCTTCTCGGCCGTGGGGGCATATACCTTGGCCCCGCTTGCGACTGTGCTCCCTAGGGGCCTCCCAGCCCCTTTACGGGCACCTCCTCGGCCGGAGCCTGGGCTCGAGCCCCGGCGGGCCGGGTATTTCAAGTCTTTCATACGTGTTCGACCATATCACGGCTCTGTAGCACCTGGCTACAATTCTCCGACCAGGCGCGGTTGGTGCCTGGCGCGGCGGAACACGTCGGCTGCGGTCGCGCATGGGCGGCAGCGGCCGTAGGTGGCTGCGGGGAGGGGGTGCCCACAGGATGCACAACGCCCTGGGCCGCCACGGGCCTCGAGCACGGCGCACGGGAACGGCACCTGCCCGTGGGTGTCCTGCATCCCGTCGAGTCGCCATTGCACGGACTCGGGGAGGGCGCTGGGGACGGGGGCGGGGTCTGGCTGGTCGCAGTGGCTGACGAGGTGGATCAGGTGGTGTTTGTAGCGTCGCACGTTGGCGAGGTCTGTCTCGGTGAGCGCGTCGAGGGGGGTCACCCAGAGGCTGTCCTGGTCAGCATCCGCTCGGACATCGAGGTTACGTCGCTCGAGGTCGAGCAGCAGGGACAGGGCGGGAACAGGGGTGAGCACACCGAACAGCGTGACGTAGGTGTAGGGCATAGCGAGCCAGGTCCTTTTTTTTTTACCTTACACACGGACTCCCTCTCTCTTACAGAGAGAGAGGGAGTTGTCCGGTGTGATGTCTCGAGTTGTCCGGACAAGTTGTCCGGCTGTAAGTGACTGTGATCGCACGGGTTATGGAACCGCCAATGTGGCGTGTCCGGATCTTGTCCGGACAACATCCCAAAAGTTGTCCGGGCGTATATGCTAAGGATTTCAACGATTGCACTAAAATAGTGCACGTTTGTCCGGGTTTGTCCGGATCTTGTCCGGGCCGTGGTGGAATGCGTGTTCCCATGTTCCCGTGAAGAGTGGGGAACACGTAAACCACCCAGTGTGCCAGTGTGCCGAAACATAGGTGGGCACACGGGCACACTCGCCTTCTCAGCGCGGGCGCCTCAGGGCCTGAGCACGCGGGATGGTCCGGTCGCGCATGAATTGCTGCCGTTCCACGTAAGCCTGCCGCGCCTCGAGCGCCTCCAGGTCTACGACGGGGGTCGCCCCACGCCGCGGGGCGCACGCCAGCTCCTGAAGATACACGGCTCGCGCCTCGTCGTCACTCCAGTGGCGCGTCATGGCTCCATCGTCAGCCGCCACGGCTAGCCCCCACTCCACCTCGGCACCCTCGCACACTGGGCAGCGTCCCTCGTCCAGCCGTCGCCCGACGAACCGCTTGCAACGAGAGCACCAATACGCACCTTGTTCAGTCTTCATTCGCTCCCCCCTTCCGCACAATCGCCAACGCCAACCGCTCGGCCTCGGCCCGTGTGTTCCCCGCGTCAAACTCCAACACCGCAGCCCTCTCCTCGTAGTCGGCCTGCTCGGACTCGGTGAGGGGGCTATCGGTGGGCAGCAGGGTACGAATACGTGCGGAGGGGCGCGCCCGTGCCGTGAGTAATGTCCACAGCCACTGCCTGGAGATGGCGAGCGCCGCCGCGGCATCGTCCAGCGTGTCATGCGTAGACGCGAACGCCCGCAACGCGACAAGGTCGCGGTCCTTCCGGCTCGGGGGGCGTCCTCCGAGGCGGCCATTGCGCCGGCACGCCTCCGCCTTGGCCGCACTAGTGGTGCCGCCGGCGAGCCCGCCCAGGCGCCCAAGGGCGACCGCGGCGGGGTGCTTTGTGACGCGGTCGGTCATCGCGTGGCCCCTTCCTGACAAGCCCCCTGATACCGCACCTCGAACCGTACCCAGTCGGCAAAGAGAGCCCCCCAGCGGCGGGGGGTAACATGCGGCGACCGTCGCCGCTGCTCGGCATAGGCGGCGTAGT